ACAGACCTATTTAAAAATTCAAGAAAGGCAACTTTAGATGAGTTCTTTGCTTGACAATAATAAATATTTCGTGTATAATAAGTTATGACAGTTACAGTATATCGTAGAGCAGTTAATGGTAAGAAAGGTAAATGGGAACTAGATTCTATTTACACCGATAATATTAAGGGCGGTAAACGTAGAGAAAAAGAGTATGCTAGTAATTTCAAAAATGAAAAACATAAAGTAGAATATAAAGTTGAGGTAACTAAATGAGTGATTTTTTAAAAGATATTATAAAAGAAACTGGTAACGAATATGCTAGTTTAGTATCAGATGGTGCGTCAGGTGACGTAACAGATTTTATTGATACAGGTTCTTACATATTTAACGCATTGTTAGGTGGTAGTATTCATAGAGGATTACCAGCAAACAAGATAACTGCTATCGCAGGTGAGAGTGCAACAGGTAAAACTTTCTTTGTATTGGGTATGTGTAAAAACTTCTTAGATCAAAACCCAGATGGTGGTGTTATATTTTTTGAAAGTGAATCAGCAGTTACAAAAGAGATTATAGAAGAAAGAGATATTGATAGTAGTCGTATGGTCATCATGCCAGTTACTACTGTTCAAGAGTTTAGACATCAGGCAATTACAGTATTAGACAAATACATTGACCAAGATCCTTCTGAAAGAAAACCAATATTGCTTGTATTAGATTCCTTAGGTATGTTATCAACTACTAAAGAAATGGAAGATACACAAGCAGGTAAAGAAACTAAAGATATGACGAGGGCACAAATAGTTAAGGCTGCCTTTAGAGTATTAACACTAAAACTAGGTAAAGCAAAAGTTCCCCTAGTGATCACTAACCATACTTATGATGTTGTCGGTAGTATGTTTCCTCAAAAAGAAATGGGCGGTGGTTCTGGTCTCAAATATGCGGCCAGTTCTATCGTCTACCTTTCTAAGAGAAAAGAGAAAGATGGCACAGAAATCATAGGTAATATAATACATTGTAAAAACTATAAGTCCAGATTAACAAAAGAGAATAAAGTAGTTGATGTTAGATTGACATATGATAAAGGTTTAGATAGACACTATGGTTTACTAGATTTAGCATTGAAACACAATATTTTTAAACAAGTTTCAACAAGAATAGAGTTACCAGATGGTAGTAAAACTTTTGGTAAAACTATTAACAATGATCCAACAAAATATTTTACAAGTGAGATATTAGAACAGTTGGATAAAGCTTGTGATAAAGAATTTAAATATGGAGATATAGTTGAAGAACAAATACCCGAAACCACACAAGACGAGTAGTCCTAAACATAATGAAGATTATGTCTTTGTAGAAAAACCAGGTGAGGATTTTACAGGCATAAAATTGATTAGTGGACCATATGCTAGTATTGTTTACAAATATGGTAATGTAGGTTTTGCACCTGAGTCAGAAAAAGTTGGTGAGATGTTGCCAATGAAATTTGATTATACTGTGATTGAGAATAGAATTGATGCTAATACAGATAGTCAAGAATTTATTAATCATATCGGGGATATATTAGTTGTATTGTTAGATGAAAAACTAAAGGAGAAAAAGGAACTTGATGACGGAAAGAATTGAAAGAACAGCGCTTAGAAATTTAATTCATAATGAAGAATATAGTAGAAAGGTTTTACCTTTCATCAAAGAAGATTATTTTTCTGATAGATTAGAAAAACTATTATTCAAAGAAATCTATAAATTTATTACCAAGTTTAATGCTCTTCCTACTAAAGAAGCATTGTCTATTGAGATCAATGATAGTAAAGATATCAATGAAGATGAATATAAAAAGATTACAGATATCATCGCCACATTAAATCCTGAAAAGATAAATCTAGAATGGTTAGTAGAAACAACTGAAAAGTTTTGTAAAGATCGTGCCATACATAATGCAATCTTAGGTGGCATACAAATCATAGATGGCAAAGATAAACAACACACTCCAGAATATTTACCTGAAATGCTATCAGACGCATTATCAGTTTCCTTTGATCAAAAAGTTGGGCATGATTATTTAGAAGAATCAAAAGAACGATTTGATTTCTATAAGAAGAAAGAAGAAAGACTTGAATTAGATTTAGATTTCTTTAACAAGATTACAAGAGGTGGTATACCAAGTAAGACTTTGAATATTTGTCTTGCAGGTACTGGTGTAGGTAAAACTATGTTTATGACACACCTTGCCTCATCTATTCTATTACAGAATAAGAATGTTTTATATATTACTATGGAGATGGCAGAAGAAAGAATTGCTGAGAGAATAGATGCTAACTTATTAAATGTGGGCATGAGTGATTTAGAAGAACTACCATATCAAATGTATGAAACAAAGATAAATAAATTACAAAGTAAAACTACTGGTACTCTAATCATCAAAGAATATCCAACTGCTTCTGCTCATACAGGACACTTTAAAACTTTAATGAGTGAACTTGCATTGAAAAAGTCATTTAAACCTGATATTTTATTTGTTGATTATTTAAATATTTGTGCTAGTGCTAGATTTAAACCTGGTGCAAATGTAAACAGTTATACTTACATCAAAGCAATTGCTGAAGAACTAAGGGGTCTTGCTGTAGAGCATGATATACCTATTTTTTCTGCTACTCAAACAACAAGAGGTGGTTTTGTGAGTAGTGATGTAGGGTTAGAAGATACCTCAGAAAGTTTTGGTTTACCTGCAACAGCAGACTTCATGTTTGCCTTGATATCAAGTGAAGAACTTGAAGAAAAAAATCAGATTATGGTCAAACAATTAAAGAATAGATATAACGATCCTACACTAAACAGAAAATTTATTGTCGGCGTTGATAGATCAAAGATGAGATTATATGATGTAGAACAATCAGCACAATCAGATTTAGTTGATAGTGGTCAAGAAAGTTTTACAGACAAAGACATAGATAATAAATTTAACAAACTAGGAAAGTTTTCGGACTTTAAAATATAGAAAGGAGTATATGGCACAAGGTAAGATAAAATGGTTTGATCCTAAAAAAGGTTACGGATTTATAACGCCTGATGATGGAAGCAAAGATGCATTTTTGCATATTTCAGCATTAGAAAAAGCAGGTATAAGTCAACTTGAAGTTGGACAAGCTATAACATACGAACTTGCTGAACAACGTGGTAAACAATCAGCAACAGAAATTAAAACAATATAAGGAGGCTATAATGGCTATAACAATAGACGGAAAACAATATGACGAAACTAAACTTGATGAGAAGCATAAAAATGCTATCGTGCAAGTTTCTCAAGCACAAGCTAAATTAAAGCAATTACAAAGTGAGTTTGAAAATGTGCAAGTAATAATCGCACACCACAGTAAATATTTAACTGACAATCTTCCTGCGTCTGCTTTAATTGAAACAAAAGCAGAAGATAAACCTGCTGAAGTACCTGCTGAAGAACCTAAGGCAGAATAATGCCAAGGAAAGTTGACAAATCTTTTCACTACGAAAAGAAAATGAGCAAACGCAAAGGTAAAGGCGTTCGATGGTTAGTAATTGAGCGCCCTACTGGAAGTATTATTGCTGAAGAAATTTTTGAGGACAAAGCACAATCAGTTGTTGACTTTCAGAATAAACATAAACAATGGGCACCACAAGGTGGTATTGTTGAACACTTAACACTTGGTAAAATATAGGAAACAATATGACAAAAGTAATTGATATGAAAGAAGTCGTGAATGAAAAAAACGATGCTTCATTAGAAGGAACAGGTATAACTAATCAAGCGACAAATGAATCCACGAAAGTTGAAGCAAAAGATTTACCTGATGGTACTATGATGGAGATAACACAACCAGGCACAGATAAAGTATTTACTTTTCCTGCCTTAGCATTAGCAGGTGGCGACTATCATAAAATCATACAAGCATCTGATGGCACAATACCAGAAGAAGATATCAAAAGATATTACGATACTGCTATGAATATGGATTGGCAAGATGGTTGGTACTCTACGCCACAGATGAAAGAAGAAGCAAAGACACCAGGTTATAAACATATTCATTTGGGTGGTAGTAATACCGAAGATATAGATTATGAAATAGAACAAGATTGGGTTAAAGAGATATGGGAAAAAGTAGACCCAGGCGTCAAACTAATTAGACACTATTTGAATGGTCATCATAAAGGTCAATCAG